CCTAAACGCTCATGGAACTGCGCCAAAAGGAAATAACCTTCAGGACGGTATGGCAGATAAGCCACGGCCTGCAATAAACAGTTGCTCACAGTGGCCTGGCGGTCATTCTGATCATCAAAACAATGGGCCGCTTTGAGAAGTGACGCATAAACCAGGGTGGGGTGTGACTCATGGCCGTACTCTGCGGTGCGCAAATAGAAAGAAACGGCTGATGCTGTTTGGTTTTGCTTTTCGTATTCAACTGCTACATCAAAATTGAGCGCTGGATTAAATGGATCTTTAGATAGTTCTACAACTAACTGCTCAATTCTCATACGCTAATGCCTCCATAATTAAATCTTCTACTACTGCACCAGGTACTTGCAAGACAAAAGCGGCATTATCCTGGAAACCAAAAGACACCAAAAGGTTACCTTTGTGAACCGCCGCGCCTACACAGAACTCAACGCGAGCATCTAAGAATGAGAATTCTTTACTTAGCCCTACAACATTTAGTTCTTGATCCCATAACACTAAACGGTGACGGTAAATGGCATCTTTTTGCTTGAGGTAATTCTTAAATAGATCTACCTCATGGGTAATTGAGATGTACATGTTGCCCCACCGTATGACCTGGCTAGATCCACGCTGATCTTTGGGCGCTGGCGCTGTTGGCTTATGGAAAACTTGTTCACACTCTCCACTGATGGGGTTGGCATAAACTAATTCTGTTGGCATTGTCCATTTAATGAAGTGGTAAGGCTTATCAAGGACAGGTATCCAATTCTTCTCACAATAAGAAGTATCAGGCGCAGGGGCTTTGATGCGTACACGCCTAACCTCTTTGACTGCCCAGTTATCCCAATCAATCTCAATACGGCTGTACTCCATGCGGCCTACGCCGTTGGTTGTGGTGTCACGGCGAACGCCTACTAAGTAATAATCATCTAGCCACTGCACAACGCGGCAATCTTCTTCACCCACAAACTCCCAAATAGGTTCAACATCTAATTCAGATGTATCCACTTTGGCGTGGTGAGTCATCTCAAGATTATCATTGAGGCGGCACAAATAATTAACCGTAACTAAGCGGCGATCCTTTTCAGGGTGCAGATAGGACAGTGGCCCAAATCGGCTAGGAAACTTCTGCTCATTTTCTGCGTGGTATAGCGTGTAATTAACATGGCGTAAGTTCACAAGAATGTTGCCCTTGTCATCAATAAAGATTGATGGGTTCATTAGCCCAGTGCCGCTAGTTAATCCGTGAGGGATTACTAAGGGCGCAAGTTTGCCACCGTGTTGAACTGCCTTCTCTACTAAGTTCATAAACCTTACAATACATGAAGTTGCAAAAATCGCTATCATTACAACACGCCTGATTTACAAGGGGCATAACAAGGGAGATACGCATGGGTCTGCGTGACCGTATCGCAAGAGCATTAGCAACTCAAGACATTGAAAAAGGCCCTAACCTGCCCGCGGGTGCTACAACAGTTGGCACTGATCAACTTATGGCCCAAAGTGGTTTAGCAATGCAACAGACATACGGCAACAATGTCGCACTCCCACGCGCACCATTTAGCGCAACAGTTCCATTTGGCCCAGGCAATCCAATTATCCCTGGTGCGATTAACCCAATTAACCCCGCAACAGGCCGCCCTGAACCGCGCCGTTATGAGTACCAGGTTGCTCAGAACATCAACATTGTTCCAACGCGTTTAGTTCCATTTTCAACATTAAGAGACGCTGGCGATAGCATTGACATTTTACGCCGTTGCATTGAAGTAACTAAATCAAAGATGAACGGTTTAGATTTTGACATTGTTCTTGGTTCAGACGCATCAGAAAAGATTGCCGCAGAGTCAGGCGGAGATCATGTGCGCGCTATGGCGAAGGCCCGCGAAAAGTACACAGATGAAATTAACCGCTTGCGTACATTTTGGGAAAACCCTGACAAAGCAAATGGTTACACATGGCAGGATTGGATTAACATTGCGGTTGAGGACATTCTTGTAATTGATGCTTTGGCTGTTTACCCACAGCCAACAGTAGGTGGAGATCTTTACGGTTTTCAAATTCTTGATGGCTCAACAATCAAGCCACTTATTGATGACCGCGGTATGCGCCCATTGCCACCTAACGCCGCGTTCCAACAAATTCTTTATGGTTTCCCACGGTCAGAGTTTGCCGCAACAGAAGAAGATCCAAAAGCAGATGGTGAATTTACTGCGGATCAATTGGCTTACATGGTGCGCAATCGCCGCTCAACAACTGTTTATGGATTTAGCCCAGTAGAGCGAGCGCTACCACTTGCTGACATTTATTTGCGCCGCCAACAATGGATTAGAGCAGAGTACACAGATGGCGTAATGCCTGAACTTATGTTTACAACTGATGAGGATTGGGGAACTAACCCAGATCTCTTGCTTGCTTATGAGCGTATTCTCAATGATGACCTTGCAGGGCAGACAGAGCAACGCAAGCGCGCTCGCCTATTGCCAAAGGGTCTTACACCTATCGTCAATGAAGGTTATGGCGAGAAATTCAAAGACACACTTGATGATTATTTAGTTACTTCTATTTGCGGTCACTTTGGCGTACAACCTGCGGAAATTGGTTTTTCACCAAAGAGCGGATTAGGTGGGGCTGGTTTCTCAGAAGGACAAGCAGAAAATGGTGAAGCGTTAGGTATTGGGCCTCTTGCTAACTGGATCTCTAAACAACTTACAAATCTTTCTTACACATACTTAGGTATGCCGCGTGAACTTGAATTCAAACTTATGACTTCACAGCGTATGGACACAGAAGAAAATGCGCGCAAGAACCAAATTGAAGTTACATCTGCGGGTAAGTCAGTTAATGAACGCAGATCAGAACTTGGTTTGCCGTTGCTTGATACACCGCAGGCTGACATGCCAATTCTTGTAAGCGGAGCGGCTGTTTATTTGTTCTCGCCTGATGGATTGATTGATGCGGCTACTGCTTCAGTTGCTCCAACATTGAGTGGCCCTGATGCAACACCTGATGCGCCAACAACTCCTAATCCTCTTGAGCAAAAACCTTCAACAGAGGTAAAACCTGAAGATGAAGAAGCCACAGAAGTAAAAGCATTTATGAAATGGGCGGCTAAGGGTAAGCGCGCAAGATTATTTGAGTTCAAATCACTTGATCCAATTGTGGGAGATGCGCTTAACCGTTGTGCTTTTGATGGTGATTTAGATACCGCTAGAGCGCTGGCTAAGGCTTATCTAACATGATTGAGGGCGCTCTCAAGGCAGATGGGCGCTTAGCGGCAAAGAACGCGGTGAAAATTAGAGCGGCACTGCGCCAGGTAACAGACTTCAAAAGAGTTTTTAATAAATACCAGGAGACGCAACCGCAACCTACTGATAACCCTACGCAAGATCGTGTACGCGCTCGCTCATGGATTTTACTTAATGTTTATCTTAATGATGAGCCTATAAAAAAAGCAGTAATGCGAGCATGGGCTGAAGCGTATGTTTTGGGGCGAGTAGCCGCAGAAGAATGGTTACGCAAAACCCGTGAGGCAAACAAGGCTGATGACATTGAAGTTAATTGGGATAATTGGAAACCAGGAGACAGAGTAACAGCCTTACTTCTTAATCCCAGTAAAGGATTTGAGGCTTATTTGCAATTAGTGGGCGCTGATAGTTATTTCAAAAACTTTAATAAAGAAACTATTGTAAATTTAGGTACTGCTCTTTCTGACTCAATTGCCGCTGGTTTAGATGCTGAAAGTGCCGCTGTAATGATTGGACGGCATGTAGCAAATCCTAGCCGCGCTCTTACTATTGCAATTACTGAACAGAACCGCGCCATGTCTTTTGGATCTATCCAAAGTTACAAAGATGCAGAATTGCAAAAGATGGAATGGGCTGTATCTGATCCGTGTGATGTGTGCGCAAAGAATGACGGACAAGTAATTGTTATTGGGCAAACATTTGCATCAGGAGATACCCAACCCCCTGCTCACCCGCACTGCCGTTGCGTTCTATTGCCTGTAATTCCTGGAATGGAAGATGACCCAACAGGAGTTGATGGAAACATTACAGCGCCTACCCTTGATGATGGCGGTCAATTAGTTAATGAACCTGTTGCTGATTATCGCGGATACCATCAAGCGCCTAGACGAGCAGATGAATTTGGTTCTCCTGCTACCTACATTGAAGAAATGATGCCTGATTTTTATGCAAGGCCAAACATTTATACAACAGGCATGGATCAACCTGATAGAGAAAGCGTTGCGGCTTTACAAAGAATTAAAAACAAGCCTAACGAAATGGTAACTATTTACAGAGCAGTTCCAAAAGAAGTGGACAGAATCAATCCTGGCGATTGGGTCACACTTTCACCTTCTTATGCAGATAGCCACTTATTAAGTAATTTAGAGGAAGGCCATGTAATTAGTATGAAAATCCCTGCCAAAGATTTATGGTTTGACGGTGACAGTATCAATGAGTTTGGCTATGACCCAGTTGGTTAAAAACGCTTGTGTAACCAAAAATTGATACTCTTATGGCAAACGCGTTAAGGAGTAATTATGAGTGATGGCTTTGTACCACCTCAAGAGGTGCGCAATAACGCCAAACGCGGATTAGAACTTAGAAAAAAGCATGGCCGTGGCGGAACAGAGGTGGGCGTTGCCCGCGCCCGCGACTTATCAAACGGAAAAGCATTATCATTAGACACATTAAAAAGAATGAACTCTTACTTTGCCCGCCATGAAGTTGATAAAAAAGGTGAAGGTTGGGGCGTAGATAGTGCAGGTTACATTGCTTGGTTGCTTTGGGGCGGAGACGCTGGTAGAGCATGGGCTAAAAGAATTACCAGTGAACAGGAAAACAAGGAGAAATCAATGGCAAGCAATCTAACAACCACCTCATACTTTAGTATTGAGAAGGCTGA